GCCGTTGAATCTAAAAGTTGACATGGTCTTTACCTCATCTCTAGTTAAGATTGCTTACGGATCATCCTTGTTGAACCTATTCTCTTTGGAGAGTGGTTTCCTATATAGAACGCTTCTCTTTGGTTGGTCGATGTTAGAAAATGCGTCATCGTGGCATTCATTGCCCAACCCATTTCACCTTAGCGCAATCCTAAACCGGTTTAAGATTGTGTTATAAAGGAAGCGTTATCTGTTATAATGTGTCTATTATAGCACATTTAAAAATAGTTGTCAAGATATTTTTGGTGGAGGATATGGGTGCTGATCCCATCAAGGATTGCTTGCAAAGCATTCCTGCGCCCCGGCGCATCCCCCTTTGTTATTAAAGTATTTATGCTTCTTCTTTCTCATTAACAAACTTTTCCAGCCATCCGTCATCTATTACGATGTTAAATAAATTTTGAACCCATATTTCATTTAATGAAGCAGATTCACGAAAAACAAAGATTTGTTCATTGGTTCCAGGCTCATTTCGCTTTCCGTCATAAACTACTCTAACATGACATATTTTTGATGGAGACCAATAAAGATACTTGCCACCAATTTTCAATTTGCTTTCATTGATCACTATAAATTCCTCATAATAAAAATGGAGCTTCGTGTTGGAATCGAACCAACATCAGAGTCTTACAAGGGCCCTGTAATACCATTATACTAACGAAGCTATAAATTCTCTGTTTATCTTATCTTTTGTTACAATCCTAAGATCAATATTATTTTGTTCTCTAACCGCAGTTATTTTTGGTTTATCTTTTACAACCAAATAATCATTTTTAGTATCTATGTAAATATTATTTATTTTGAAATCTGGATAATATCTATACTTTTTGTTATCTTCACCTATATACCAAAAAGGATTTGGTCTACACCAAACAATTTCCATTTCATCTAATAGAGTAATTGTAAACACTCAACAACTCTAACTTTTAAAACATCTAATCCGCTGTCATTCATGATGATTTTATCTTGCGGACGTATATCGAGCGGCTTATTGGAGGGATGATCTGGATTGGCTTCTGGATTAAAATGATTTGGGCGTAGAATATGAATCAGTGTGCCTCCTAAACGATCCAACCAATCTAATTCATTCTTGAATCGCACATCTCGAACAATCATTCCTGCTTCAGATTCATAGAATCGCTTTTCAGCAATACAAGTCCAAACATCTTGGCGAATAAGATTCCTACCCCATTCTGTTCCTAAAGTTTCAAGCAAGTATCTTAAAGAAATAGGCTTTTCATTGCTTAACCAATCAATAGGTGTTGACTTAACTTTTCTATCTTGCCACTCTTTAGATTTTCCATCTATCCCGAAGCCGGCTTTTACCATATCATAGATAGGATCAGCAAATCCACATATTGGAAGTCCTATATCTTTATGAAGCATTTCAGCCACAGTATCTTTTCCGCAGCCGGCAATTTCATTAGATCCAGTTCTTCCAGTCAATCCGATCAAAAGTTTTTTCATCTTTACCTCATGTTTTTAATGATTTAAAAAAAGATGTAGCATTTTCAATATATTTATCAGCAAAAGAATACATATTCGCAAAAACATCTTTCTTTGAAAGAATCATATCTCTAAGATTCTGAAGGTATTTTGCTTGTGGTGTGGTGCCAGATTTTTTGCCGTTGACGCATAATACCATCAAACATATCAGAATTTTTATAAGTTAAAGTAGTTCCTTCTAATTCTGCTGTTCCAGTAAAAAAACGAGTTACATCAAAGTAATCGCCTTGAATCAAACTACCTAACGCTTTAGCGGCTTGTTGGTGTATGGTGTTTTCAGCATCCCATACAAAGACGCACTTCTTTGACGCATCCGCCAAAAACCTAACATCTATTATACCTCGTCTTTTTGCTCTTAACGCGACTAAATCTGATGATCCGCGGATTTTTAAAAATCGCGTCGCCATTGGTCATCGTAAGAATATACTCTTCTATTAAAAAATCTTTAAATGTTTTCATTATTTTTTTAGCCTTAAAGATTTGTAAGATATGTCATTTCCTACTTGATAATAGTAATTGGTGACCGTTGCTACAGGAGATCCCATCATTGTCCTCGTTACTCTTTTTTGAACACCAGCAAAGATTTTAGACTGTTCTCCATAACTGTTAATGATGTCCAGTATTTGCTGAACAAGATCAATCTCTTCCGTTATATCATTGTTTCCTTTCTCTTCATTGGCTTTTACAAGATTTTGAACTTGTGAATAAAGTTGTCTTAATTTAGGTAAGTCTTGGTCATTGAACTGTTGATTGCTTTTTAAGCGTTGCTTTAGATTGCTTATTGTTGTCACAATTTCCTTCATAATGACAACAAAACTATATCTCCATGAATAAGCATTGGATTTTGCCAGTTTTTCTTCATAAGGATCTATTTTTGGTTTGAACATGATTTTTCCTCTTTTTTATAGAGTATTTATAAATCACATTCTTTTCTTTAAATTATACACGACAAGGCAAAGAGTTTAGCGAAGTGAGGGACTCGAACCCTCTTAGGCGACTTGGAAGGACGCTGATCAACCTATGACCCAACCTCGCATTGATTATCACGCCTCCAAGGATTTGAACCCTGATCTCACGGATTTGGAATCCGTTGTTCTACCGTTGAACTAAAGACGTATTTAAAATATTTATAAATAAATAAAATTAAAAGGTAAAGATTCCATGGAAGTGAAAAAGTCTTATTTCCTATTTGAATAGTATAAGTTTCAGGTTGCATTTTCATTTCCATAAGAAATTGGTAGGGCTGGAAGGTAACACTCCTTCTTCTGCGGTTTAAAAGACCGCTGCATCATTTTAATGCTTCAACCCCAATATCTAATCTTTTTCACTTTCAGCCATAATCATCATGGATAAGTTTGAAAGTGAAAAACGACTTTCATTGACCATATTCCAATAGGCTTCAGTATAGTTATTATCAGCCATCGCTAAAAACCACACCAAAAAGAATCTCATGTTCATCACCTTTTTAAGTTACGATACCCATTCGTTATGGATATTATTAGCATAAGCGGGTTTTTCAACTTGCTTCAGTGTAAAATCAGTCTTTTGAAATCCATGGCGACGAATCCAGCTTGAATACTTGCTCGCTGCATCACTTTCATCGGTTGCATTAAAACAGAATTTTTCGTCGTCAGTATCACGACTCCAGACTTGGAATAACTTGGTGGGCTTTGCTTTTTTCTCTGTTAAAAACTCGTTAAAAGTAATCATATTTCTTCCTTTTTAAGTTGATTGGCGGGCGCTATCAAGCACGATGTTTTGTGCTTGAATCGCTTACCCATTGTTTATTTATTTCACCTGTTCATATTCGTCTTTAATCACTTCCGGCTTTATACCTAAGAGATTGCGAACATAGTCAATCCCAGTTCCTTGAGCAACCGATATGCTTAAAATAGGCGCCCGTTGTATCCAACCTGGATAAGGTGGCGGACCTTCTATCTGAATGAATATCTGATCGGTGGTGTCTTTTGATTGCAAGACAGTAACAGCAATTACATTCAAAGTCACTTGCGTCATTATATCACCTTATTATGAAAAATCTATAAATTAAATAGTGTATAGTGTCCTTTCCACTGTTATTCTAAACACTCTTTTAAATTGATTTCACGCTTTTCTGTCATAGTAACATTGAACATGGAGATAATGGGCCAGTTAGGCTGAAGAACGCCACGCATGGTCTTTTCAATAGGTCCTAATTGAGCGGCAATAAACTGCCCGATCATTTCATACTTGCGCTTATCTTGTTCATGCTTTTCAGAAATTTTAATGCGGATATTACCATCTTTGGTGATGGTATACTTGACGCGCCCGGTATTAGTCATTCTAAATTCACAAGTGCCCATGATCTTATCCTCATGTTTATTTAATTACTCTGCCTTTTCTCCATCCTTCTGGAATTACTTCATCCTTCTTGATCTTTCGATTAGCAGTTTCATTTGTTATCCACATTGTTCCATATTGAGAATTTCTATTACCTTTTTGATAAACAGAATTTTTCATTCCAATAACATTCTTTGTTTCATCCGAATGAGTTTTGCCTTTAAATCCATTTACAATTTTATTAGTCAAGTATAATTTTTTGATAGATGATGAAATTTGTTTTTTGAATTTTTCCCAGCGACCTGTTTTAATAAGATTTTGTTTTACAATGTTAAATGGAATTAAGTTTTCTAATCCATATCCTGATTGCCCATTTTTTCCATATAAATTTAAGTTATTTCTAATAATATAGTCAAATCCACCTTCTCCACCCGCTTTCAGATTATAAGAATGCGGACCAATTTCAACCAACTCTCGTTCCTTATCGAACATTTCTTCAGATGAATTGGCTTCAAATAAAATCTCTTTCTGGAAGTTTTCAAGACCGATATTTCTTAATGGCTCTTTTAATCAACTTACCAGAACCCATATAGCCATCATCTATGTTATCGGTTTTATGAACTCCAATATAGATTTTACCATTGATAAGATTGGTAATTTTATAAATCAAATAGTGCATAGTGTCTTCTCCACTGTTATTCTATGCACTATTTATAGTTGGACAGTAGTTCGATACTACTGTCAGAATCTCCGTCTGCTGGATTCGAACCAGCAACCGCACGGGTAACAGCCGTGGACTCTACCATTGAGCTAAGACGGAATAATTTTTCGAACCGCTGGGGTTACGCTCCCCACTACATAGGTTGAAAGCCTATTGTCCACTCTAGCTGACTCGCGGTTCATTATTCATTACTTATTAAAGATGGGTATACATTCCGGTCTTTCGAGCGAACAATTCTTGAAGTTGATCGCAATAAACATTATTATGAGAAGACACCACTTTAATGCCTTTCACACTTACTTTCAAAAACTCGACCGTATAAAGATCGGTTGGCTCTAACTTAATTCTAACTGTGTTGGCACCATAACAATTCCGTCCGATCTTAAAAGACAACCCGCTGGGCCCGTAAATGAAATTCTTGGCGCCGGTCATCGCTGTAAACTTGTTGCCACCAAGTTGGTCAATAACAATCTGTGCTTGTTCAAAGTTCATCTCGATGCTCCGTTTGCTTACTTGATGTGTACAGTATAGCACAGGAATCCAAAAAGTCAAGCCTTCCTAGAAAAATATTTTCGCAAAAATAAGTGGCACGAGAGGGAGTCGAACCCTCAAATACAGTCACTATTTCAGACTGCCGCTTTAACCGTTAAGATACCTTAAGCTACCGTGCCAGTGTGTTTGATTGAATCATTTGCTCGTTATTTATATAACAATTTGGTAGCACGGGAGGGACTTGAACCCCCATCAGCCGATTATCTGTCGTTACGAGGTATAAGCTCGCTGCTCTACCATTGAGCTACCGTGCCATTTACTTAAAAATGCGCCTTTGAATATCACAAATTCTGTTTGATCTGGTATTTTGATTCTGTTACAGGATAAGACATTCCTGTTTTTTTGACGAATAAAATACAAGAATTATAAAAAAAAGATTGCAGATTTAACTGCTGACAATATGCCGTTTTTTCTGACGTTGGAGTTCCCCATCTAATACAATTTTCACAGATTTTTAGCATTTTTAAATTCCTCATTATAAGGAACGAAAGTTTGACTCGTATAAACCTCATTCAAACAATCCCACATTTCGTAAATCCAGCCGCCTGGAACTCGCGTAATTCTTCCTTGAGATTTTGTGTTGCCGGGCACGCGAAGCGGAATAATCTCATGTAAATTCATTTGATGAATGGAAGACATTTTTTAATCCTCTTGATGATATACGAAAACCCATAAAAGAGTGCTCCATTCACTTTATTCATCCTTTTTGAGGAGTTTAGTTAAGTCTACGCATCCTGTTAGGAAATGCTTTGAAGCACTCTTTTATGAGTTGTGGGTAACGATTCCCACTCCCTCTTCTCGTAAGGGACGCACAATCACACGCCTAAGATTCGTCAGGATCGGTTAAGTTTTCAGGTGTACCTTACTCACCGTTATTCCGTCCTCAAGCGGATTCCTATGTTCCGCTTTAACCTCGCCTTCGGCAACGAGGGGCCCTTTTGGGGCAAAGGTGATATGACAAGCGGCACGCTCCGCACGCTATCCCTATCACCAGTTTATATTTATTCGCCGGTTACATAATAATCAAGAACTCCAGATTTGCCGTCATACTGAACTGGAAGAATCAACATCTTTTCAGGTTTATTCCATTCAATGTAAAAGATAGAGTTATCATTTTTAATGATTATGTCTATTGCTCGCTTTTCATTTTCAGCAGCAACGATTGCCATTCCACCCGCATAATTCCCATAAGCATGAATGCTATATACGATCATAGTTTGTTCCTATAAATTTCAAAGATGGTAATACCGAATTTCGGATACTCTGATTCCAAACGAATCTCAAAGAGGAATTTGGAGTGATCATTGATATAGTCAATTTTTCCATAAAGTGTAAAAATGATAATCACCATAATCATAATATACCACCACATAATTTTCTCCTTATTGAATCAAGTCAACCATCTCTTCGCACCAATCAAGGATTGGCTGAAATCCGCCAGTAGTCTTATCTAATGCCCTTGAAATTAAAAGGTCTGCTTTAGGGTTATTTTCAATACCCAATTCAATCTTTAAATCAACTACAAACGCTTGCCATAGGCGAGTATTAACGGCAAAATAAGCATCACAGGCAGCATTATACCTTTCTTGATCGAAAAACTTTACTTCCTTCTTCAGTCGCCCGTCACTCGATTCAACTGTCTTATATTCAGTAAAGTCCGATCTGGAAGGACACTTCATAGTATTCATGTAAGCATTAGCATCAATCATTTCCTTTTCCTTTACAGTTCAAAAGCAGAGCGAATTCTATTTCAAGGAAACTGTTACATTGTTTCGTTACCTCAACAATAAAACGATTACCATCTTCATTATTGTCATATTCAATATCAACCGAAGAAATTTCAGAAGTGTCCCACTCATCATCCTTCACCAGATCAGGCAACATCCACTGATTATCTTCAAGCCACTGCAAAACGGAATTAGTTTCAATTTTCTTCCAAAAGCGGTTGTTGACGATTACATTGAATTTAGACATTTTATCACCTTTTTAGAAAAACCATTGCTTTGGGGTACGGACTCAAACCGCGCGTCAAGTTATTTACTTGCTGAACCGGGCAACTAAGGCTTGACCATTCGTAGCGTGAAACATCATCACATTCACTTGGCGCTCAACATATTTGACTGAAGCGTTAAATCCGTTGAGCCAAACATCAGTTCCTTTCTGTCCAAGTTGCTCACGCAACGCCTTAGGAGCGGTGGTCAGGTACGGCAGTTTTTCATTCAAATGCTGCCGGACATGCGTGCGGACTTTACTAGCCCCAGCATTGCGTCCCATGATCCAGATAGTGCGAAGATACGGATCAGCAATCTCCGGAAGTTCCACTTTTGCACGAAGATCTTCAACTAGATTAAGTAAATGCGAAGACATGTTAAACATTTTATCACCTTTCCTTTACAGATCAAAAGCAGTTTGACCGTTAAACGGAACGAATTCAACTTCAAGGAAACTTTCACACTGCTTCGTTATTTCAACAATAAAGCGATTGTCATTTTCATCATTGTCATAACCAATATCAACTGAAGTAATATCGGTAGTGCTCCACTCATCATCTCTTACCAGTTCAGACATCACCCACTGATTGTCTTCGAGCCACTGCGAAACTGAATTAGTTTCAATTTTCTTCCAAAAACGATTGTTGACAATTACATTGAATTCAGACATTTTTCTCTCCTGGCTATGTTGCTTGTTTGCTTACTTGTTGAACACAGTATAGCACAAAAATCCAAAATGTCAAGCTCTTTTAAAAAAATATTTTTCACAGGAAGGTTACATATTGCCAGATACAATATTTTCACGGGATTCAATTTTTCCGCGAAATCCCTGGCAGCGAAGAAATGATCCTATCGTTCAATATCTTGGCAGCATCAAAGATTTCCTTTCCGTTACAGCAATAAAGCGGACCTTGTTCCATTATCACAGTACCTCTATTGGTCACCACTCTCGCGAATACTTCAGTTTTCGTCACCATTTGGCACTGATCATTATCCCATATAAGGACTTTTTGAGTATCAATTTTCATACCCATATCAAGTTAATCCTCATTGATTTTGAATATATGATTGCAATTAGGACAGCACACTTCAACACCTTGTTTGGAAAATGATTTTAGAATTTTTCTAAGATTCTTACATTCTTTTAAAAGCACTTTTAACCTTGCGCGATTTCTTTCTGATTTAGGCTTTGAAAGAATAGTTTGAATTTTACGCTTTTGAGCACGAAGTTTGTCTTTTAACGGGGGTATTAGTCCCGTTACTTTAATCCCGTTATCATCGGTCATAAATCTGAATAAATTTTTGCATTGCTTTTATCGTCCCTTCGCATTCATGGGCATCTTTAAGCGCATCAGTAAGATCAATAACCGATTTAGGATATTTAGATTTTTTTCCCTGTTTCCTTAGATTTTTGCCTAAAACGATAGATGTATTGGCAATCAAAGTATAAACATCAATATGTTCTTTCACGTTTGTTTCCTTTTAATTACAAGTATCAGTGGGAATATAATCATCAAAATAATCTTGAGGGTTTTTAGGCTGACAAGATGGAATGTAATCAAATTCCGAAAGCATCACCTCAGGGGCGTCAATAGTCACAAGATCCTTGAGATTAAAAATGAACGACCCTCTTGGAATCAAAGAAAAAGCAGATTGGTTTCCATCCTTTTTAAAGGATCTGTTATTCCATTCAAAAGAATCTCCAATTTTAATGGATCCAAATCTAACTCGTTGTTTCACAATCATCACCTCGTATTTAACTAAAAATGGATTCCCGGACTGAATTCGAACAAGTGATTGCGCTCTTAGAAGCAGCATTCTCTGACCTTGATTTTGGCGCGCCCACCAGGATTCGAACCTGGAACAAAAGTTTAGAAGACTCTTATGATGTCCCTTTCACCATAGGCGCTTATTGTTATTGATCAAATATAAATTTAGACCGCTGCTCTATTCAACTGAGCTACCAGGGCATTTTTACTTTCAAACTTATCTCTTGATAGGACCAATATGTTTTTGTTTCAAATAAGAATCAATTCTGTCTGCTTGAGATTGTGGTCTGCTTTGTGATCCAGATTTACCTACTCCAGCATCATTGATTGCTGCTTTTACTACTTCTATAACTGATTTTAAAAACCCAGTAGATACTTTCGCAGTTCCAAAGTTGTCATCCATTTTAGCGAGAGAAAAAGACTTGGACTTCTTTAGATATTCTACAATCTTTTTAATATCATCTTCTTTAATATCTGAGGTGGGTTTTTCATTCCAAAGTTCAGCCTTATTTCTGACAATCTTTTCGATATCTACAGCATGATTTCTAGCATCTAAATCATTGGCTTCTTTAATAAAATCCATGAATGTTTTCATTGATTACTCCTTGTTAAGCGGATTATATACTATTTAGTTCAATTTCTTACAATCTTTATTAGAACAACCTAGCAAATCGCGGACCGTTGACAGTCCTTTATCTTTACCGCGAGTGATTAACTTTCGCTCAAATCCTACTACCACCATTTCGGAATGACAATAAGGACATTGTTTCTTTTTCATAGGCAGATTACTCACAGACTTTCCAAAAATCATAGTATTGAACTCGATTGCTAAGAATATCGTATTGACGAACTCCTTCTACTTCATAGATCGTTCCGCGCCCAAGATATTTTGTTAGATCTGTTTCACCAAAGTGGGGGTTTAATCCTGCCAAAGCACAACGATCATACTCAACAATAGATCCATCTTCAAGTTGCGCTTTATTACGAATCTTAACATCACCTTGATGAATGGCACCAAAAGCAAATCGTTTAATACTCATTTTAACTCCTATATTTACTCTTTTTGACTGAGAATTGTTATATAAACGCTCTTATATCCAGGAACATTATGACATTCGTAAATTTCTACAGTCCTTTCACCATCTTCAATATGAATTGGCTCAAATTGCGGAACATAATCAAGATCAAAATTTAAACGGCATCCAGTTGTCCGTGTCTGCATAATGATTTTCTTGGGACCACGCAATAAAGTGCAGCATTTACAAGTCACATCAATAGGATTGTTATCACAGTGGCACATAATATTTTTATCCTCTTATAAAATAGTTTAGCGAAACGCGGGAATCGAACCCGCGCCTTGACCGTTCAGGCAACTGGACGTTATAGATTTTAAGAATGGAGCAAGTACAGGAAATCGAATCCTGATCACCGAATCGGAGCTACGGTATCCTAACCTTTTGAACGATACTTGCGTTAAACTCGTCTAAAATTCTTTATGCTGCAATCCGCAAGCAAGGACTCGGAGGCCCAGCGAATGCCAGAGACGCACAACCTGAGGGCGGTCGTCAATGGCGCCGATAATATGATACTTATCGACAATCTTATCGAAAAAGATCTCTCTCTTAACAACACAATCCTTTCGAGTATCTCCAGTTCGGCGCATATACAATGCCGAGGGTTCAAAACCTAAATGCTGATAAAGCCAATTCCAAGTCTTTTCCCTGCAGATGTCATCACGTCCACTGGTAACTACGATATAGATTCCCTGTGCCTTTAGTCCCCTAACAACTTCAACCACCAACGGATCTGGTTTATCTAAATGCACTTTATCCCATTCAAAAATATTACGAACTCCATGATGATGGGCAAGCGTGCCATCAATATCAACAATGACTGCTTTAGTCAAGGAGGTATCGGGGTGGTATCTCTCACCAAATTGAGCCCAGTATTTTTCAATCTGTTCAGCAATCGCCGACGGACCAACAGGATTCTCTCGCTTGAAATTGCGCTTGACGGCTTCCTCATAAGTGATTGGAAAATACTGGCTCTTTACCTGCCATCCCGCATTAACGAATGTAACATCAATGAAGTGTCGAGTCTTTGGATTCAGATTAGTATCCGAAATAATGACGCCCAAAATATCATGAGCATTGATGATTTGATTGATAGCAGTCATCCATTCTTCAACCACCAGTTTTTCCCACTTTCGATTCCATTTGCTCCAATTGAATTTGGTATCGCCTGTCATCCTATAAAACACTTCAGCGCGAATGTCATCTTTATTCAAATTAACCCAGTTTTCACCTTCATTCAGAAAGGCTTGAATAGTCTCATTAGCCCAGGTCGTTTTACCCGAACCCGAAATTCCAATAGTCATAATACATTGTTTCATTATGTTCAGTCCTCGATAAGTTGGCGTTCAATATCATCTAGATGATCTTTAGCAATGCCGAAGCACCATGCGTATAGTCCTGCGTGAACATCGTAGTCAGACATTCCTGATATGACTTGAATGAAAGCGCAAGCCCATAGATCATCCTCAGTTGCTTCAAGTTGAGCCACATCCGCGCGACTCATGTGAGTTGCCTCTGATACCTCCATCCTGATATAATCATGATGGGCTGTATAAGGCATTCGTGTTCCCATCAAGTTCAAGCGAGTCAATTCTTTAATAACTCTATTTTTAATACTCTCAATTTCAGTTCCCAAGCGAGTCATAATGCGCTCCAGCGTTTTTCTAATGGGGAAACGTGCTGCTTGCCTTTTAAGGTAAGCGCAAACCAAAGCCTCCCATCTTCTTGAGTCGCGGAAAGCAACCCTTGTTTAAGCAATCTCTTTAATTCTTCATCTTTAGCAAAGACATTTTCTAGCACACCCAAGCGCCGCTCACCAATATCGCATCCGGCGAACATAAACATCCTCTTTTTAATTCTTGGGAATTTCATCTCGATGCTCCGTTTGCTTACTTGATGTGTACAGTATAGCACAGGAATCCAAAAAGTCAAGCCTTCCTAGAAAAAATATTTTCGCAGGAAGGTTACAACATAGTTTGACGACGATTCGTTACCCACGATTTCGTCCAGTGCTTTTCAGTTTGAACATGCCCCTTGCGAACCCACTTAGCAACATTCGTTGACCAATCACTATACTGAATCGCCGCCGCCACACGAACCACATATCCCTCCTGGGTTTCAGCATTCAGACGATAACCAATATAGCGAATTTGATCTTCATCCCAGACTCCACGCCATAAAACAGGCACGGGTATCAAACCCAATAAATCACACCATTCAACCGTTTCATCCCAACTTAACGCAGTATTCTTTTCATCAAAGATGGCGAATACTTCAAGCCATTGTTTTAGGCTATCATAACGAATAGAATGTTGAGCATAAAGATTCTCTCCAACTACTCTCCAACCTTCCGGCAAATCACGACACTTCCCAGCCCACATTGCCTTGATTACATCTTGCCAGAGATGATAAGAGCCGTCTAAACTTCTTGCATGAATAGATCCATTATGATAGAGTGAGGTATTTTCGCCATCTCGTTTTTCAGTAACAACCACTTCTTGATCTTCAAAAAAGTTAAGCGATTTAATCACTTTATCATTACTATGAACTTCATCAGACCAAGGCAAATGGAATGTTCTGGGGTGCTTGTGTTTCACCGTCGGTCTCCTATCATAATCGTAATATTCATGGATGAGACTGCTTTAAGTTTACATGACACTCTCCCCTATCTTGTGATAAGTTTATATTTAGCGCATTCGGACTTCGCCAAAATCATCTGAAACTGGGCGATAATCACCTGTTCTGCGAAGTTGGGATAAACATCCCGCGAATGAATGACTATCGCCGACATTCGGTAAATAAACCAACCCCCAGATCGATCCATCTGTATATTCAGATTTTCCTTCAACTGCTTGTAAAAGTCGAGAAAGGATTTCTTGTGGCTTGGACATTTTTTGCTCCGTTTGCTTACTTGTTGAACACAGTATAGCACAAAAATCCAAAATGTCAAGCCTTCCTAGAAAAAATATTTTCGCAGGAAGGTGACACCAGGAAGGTTACATCAAATGTCCTTGTTAGAAGGAACCAATGGGGTATCGAAGATAATTTCGATTCGCTCAATAATGCGGCTAAAAAGGCGGGGGGAAATATCAAACATTCCAGCCCAAAGATTAGCAATAGGTATGATAGAGACCAGTGCTCGACCAATCAAAGTTCCGATTCTATCAGTGGGTTTGTAATACGTCGTATATTTCTCATTTTCAATTCTTACAGATCGATATAATTGATCTAATGCATCAACATCACCTTCAAGTTCTTTGCGTTTCATTTCGTAATTTAAAAATTTTTCCCTTTCAATCAAATCCTTTTGGTAATTTTCCGTAGTTCTCAATGTATACCCGAAAACGCAAAGAGATAACGGAAGCCAGTAAAGCGGCAATGCGGGCCAACCGGTCATCCAAAAAGATAAAAGATAAAAAACTCCATCGGTGATTGTCTCCATATATTATTCCTCAAAAATTGGCGGAAGATTTAAACGCTGACCAAGAAGATTTATCAGCATCAACATTTCAAATTGAAGTTCCTGTAAAATTGCTCTTGGGATAACTTGTGGAGTTCCTTCTTGCTGATGATTACCAGAACGCCTTGCTGCTATGAAGACCAACATCAAAGATTTTAAACTAATATAATCGCATAAGACTGGTTCATCGACCGTTAAACTGAATGTCAAAGGAGTCATATTCATTCTGTCTCTGGCAATCTGATTGCCATAACGACGAATCCACCTGTCATCTTCATGATTAAAAAGGCTCCAGCCCACTTCGACAATATGGGTGTCGTAATTGAGTCGAGTGCAGATTGTTAAAACAGATCCACTTGACAAGAAATGGTGGCGAAAGCGCGTTGCTGGTTTTTGATTTTCACACATGATTCATACCTCTTTAGGTTAAACGTTATTTTCTATTGAAATATTAGCATAGGTTTGATAGATTTTTTCTTTTTCCGCGTTCAATTGGTAAATTTGATTATCAATCACATCTATCTCTGCCTGCTTTCTTTTTTGCATCCATTCAACAGCATCGTCCAAATTGGTGAACAGAAACATCCCCGCGACTCGTCTCTTTATACCATTGCTGTATTGTACTAAAAGATCATCCGAAAGGCTTTCTGTATTTTTGATGAAAATGGAGCAGTATTTGAAACCCTCTGTAAGATAATTTTCTGCGTCCCATCCGTGAAGTATACGATAAAAATCCCTTGAGTTCATTTTATAACCTCTATTGTCATTGGTTTGTATGCATTTTCGTTTTTAAAGAGTTCTCCTCTGTATCCTAAAGGATTCCCAATAACTCTACACGAACCAATTTCATAATCGACTTTGGAATGAGTGTGACCGTGAGCCCAAATTTTAATTTCTGGATGATTTAAAATAAACTCATCCAAATCAGAAACGAATGCTCCATTACAAGCATTGCCAACATATTGCGGTGAAATACTCTTAAAACTGGGCGCGTGATGAGTAAGAACAACATTATCACACAATGGGTCTAACACGGTTTTGATAAAATTGATATTCCTTTTAAAGAGACGAATGGTATCTTGGGGTGTAATTCGAGTTATTTTACCTTTATCTCTTTTCCAGATATGATGATAGTCATTGATATAATCTTTACATGTCATCATAGACAACGGGTTTTCTTTTTCCATGTCACTCCAAAGAGTAGATCCAATAAAGCGAACATTATCAATAGAGATAACTTCGTTGTCAATAAGAATAATGTTTTTAAAAACCGAAAGATTGCGTCTTATTTCATTTACCGTGTTTCTTAGGTCTCCTCCATAAAACTCATGATTGCCTGGTACATAGAGAACAGTATTCCAGTTTTTACTTATATACTCAAAAAACTTTTTTACGTGATTAAAGTTATACACCTCGCAAACATCACCTAATAACATCAAAATGGGTGAAGAAGGATTTATGCCGCGAAGATCATCAAGTTTATAAGAACTAAAATGGATATCACTGATAAGATCGAATTTCATAAATCACCTCTTTGTAATATGTAAAATACTGTAACACACCCCAGGCAAAATGTCAAGTTTTATTTTAAAGCGTCGCGCAAATAATTATAGGAGTAATAGAAGAATCCTTGAATTATAACATAATTTCTCCAATTATCTAACGAAGTTCTTCCTGCAGATTCAGAACGATTAAAAGCGGCTTCAGCGCCAGCCGGTCCTCCATTGGCTTTCAACCATGGGCCCATAAAGCACATTTTATTATAGAACTCTGTATTGCTGGGCCCTTGATTACAGATTTCTGGTGGTAACCATTCAGCACTAAAAATTGGATAAACAATCACCTTCTTATCAGGCTTTAACGCCATAATCTGGTCTAAACGACTCTTAATCCTTAAATAGGTCTTTTTGCCATCAGGAACATAGGAATGAATCAATAAACGATCGACTAAAGGAACCAATGTTGCCATTTCTGCTTGAGTAGTCCATCCAATATAGGCTCCCACCTTTCTTTCTGGTCCACCTTTCTGTTTCATATACTTGAGCAAGGTCGCCGCATTTTCAACATCGCGCGGCTTGTTGTTCCAAAATTCATATTCTAAAACGAATCCAGTAATCTTTGGGCGATATAGGTTAATAAAATTAACAACTCGATCCATTTCCGCTGGACTACCTATTGCGATATTAACTCCGGTTACAGATCCTAATTTCCATATCTTTGTTAAGAGATCACTAAATTGCGGCTCTTTACCTGGAACTACTCGTGTTTCTAATGGTCCTCCAGTGTAAAAGTTCAATTCAGAAAATTGATGCTTTCCCACGAAATCCAAAAACTCTTGTGTCTTCACTGGATCAGTTACGATTGAATGAAGTTGTCCAACATATAATCCGCGCATAGTTTCTCCTTGGAGTGATGTTGTTAAAAAGAATAAAAATAATATGTTATACTTCAAAATTTATTTTTCCACGCAAACGCATGTATTTGAACCCACTTTGGAACATAAGAATCACTATAACTAGATCTATTTAACCATTCATCAATAATGGCAATGGTTCTTACTGCTCGCATAAAGAAACTCCCATATAGCATATAAATCGGAAACACTAAACAGGAGGGCAAGTCTCGTTTCCAATTTTGACTATGATAAAGAACATTCAGCGTTTGAAAAAACCCAAAAAACATATACGCTAATACAACACAAACAGCAAGATTTTGAATAGTAGACCAGGGCTGACTCCAAATCATCCATGTCAACATAACCCAAAACGATAAAGTACACCACACTGAAAAGAAAATAGTATCATACCAATACATAAAATTGGTCAATCTAAAGTTATTTGAAAACAAATGAGCATTATCAATATGCTTTCTTAAATGAATTCTCACGATTCCCATATCCCAACGCAATCTCTGTTTCCATAATCCTTTCCACGAAACAGGAACATCAGTAAAGCATTCTGCTTTAGGTTCAAAAATAATCTTATAACCTAATTTTCGCAATCGAAGTGTAATATCAGAATCCTCTGAAGGACCAACATCCATTCCATACCCTCTTTCAAAAATAATTTTTCTAAAAGCACCAAATGCTCCTGATATGATTGAAAGCGTTCCTATTTTTTCTGATAAAATACGGCTCACTAAAATGGAGATAAGATACTCATATGATTGAAATGCCGAACACAAACTTTCTTCAGGGTTTCTTACAAGAATTGATCCTGAAACTCCTCCTACTAAAGGATCCCTAAAAGGTTGAACAAGATGGTAGATAGCATGATCTCCAAAAGTTGAGTCAGAATCTACAACAACAACAATTTCTCCTGTAATATACGGATAAGCAAAATTTTGCGCCGTACTTTTACCACCCCCGCGCGGGCGTCTTAACACTAAAATATCATCATGCTTCTGTGCGAATTGTGTGGCTAAGTCAAAAGTAGAATCTGTTGATCCATCATCAATAACAATGAGTTGAAGATAAGGATAAGTTCCATAAAGTGATTGAAGACATTGAGTAATGGTGGCTGATTCATTCAGACTAGGAATTAAAACCGTGACTGGGGGAAGATAAGCAGGAGTTTGAGGCTTCTTTTTCCATGAAGTCATAAAATCCCAGATGACTAAAAGTGTGTTTAAAACCAAATAGCGGGGAGCATCAAGAAAAAATAATCCAGAAAAAGTAAGCAACCATTGATCTATTGTAAAATTTGACAGCCAATTCATTGCGTCTTGAATCATGATACAATGGTATCCTGATTACACTTCAAAAGATAGACTTGCGGAGGATTCAACACGGCTTCATCAAGAAGGAACGTTGTTTTACACTCAATACAATCTCCGAGAACTTTAGCGGCATTTCCTGTCCATCCGCAATCATAACAGCGTTGTAATCCATGAGATACATCATAATCACAATTTACAATGAGTTGGTCCTTATGACACTTTGGACAGGTTAAGGCTCCCCTTTGTTTATCAATGATAAAATTGTGTAAAAAATCAACATTCCCACAAGCATAATGATGAACTAATAAATCAGGTTTAATGCGGCTGCTACCGCAATTTGGACAGCCTGTCCTGAATGTAGGTAATCCTCCACATTCAGGACAACTAAAAGAAGAGTGCTTAACATCAATTTGAATTGTCATTTTAGTCTCACTCAAAAGTTTTTTTCCAGAGAGAAGTTAGTTTCTCTGAAGGATTGGGGCGCTTAACAATGCTACCAATTACAAAGGAGTTAATATCTACATCAATAGGATTCAAATAAACTTTCACCAGTTTTTGGTTAGCACTAAAATAACGCTTAATCTGATTAGGCGGATCAACTACTTCTTTAGAGAGTGCTACAACTTTAGCCTTGACCATCTTATTCAGAGATGGACTTAACACTTCTATTTCCGAATTTAAAGGAGGAATTTGATCGGCAGGATCATAATAAAGCATCAGTTGGGATGTATCATTGACAATGATTGAAACGATGGAATCAGTTAGTTCGACTCTCTCACTCTGACTCTTTTCACGAGACGAGATAACACCTGTAACAGGACTATAAATTCTTCCTTCATTGATTTTTTCAACTAAACGACTCTTTTCATTGACAAGATATTCAAGTTTGAACTTGACAGGATTAAGTGATTCTTGTCCCAAAGAATCTACCTGATTCTTTAATAGAGTTTCTCGAAGTTTTAAGACAGATAACGTTTGTTCCTTTCCTTGAATCTGTGTTGAAATAGACAGAACATTAAATTGGGTTTCATCCAGTTCCTTTGCAGAGGAAGAGTTTTGCTTTTTCAGCGCAATGAAACGCGCCATTTCAGTCTTTTGAAATTGAAGTTGACTCTTTAGTTCTTGAATTTCAGTCTTTAATCGTTCAATTTGTTCTCGATTAAGATAATAGGCATTCAGTTTTTCAGTATTTCTTAACTCGTTCTCTTCCTTTTTAACTGGAATTTCTGATTGAGCCATTTTAATTTCATCATTAAGTTTGGCAATTTGTCTCAAGTCATTCTGATCAGCAATGACAGCCAGAAGATCTCCTTTTACAATAGGCGCCCCTTCTTTAACTTGCAAGTTTTGAATGAATCCTGCCGTTGGCGGATAGACTCTCACATAGTCAGCATCAACAACTCCAAATGAATCATATCGGAGATAAGAGTTCCAAAAATTGTATGCGATCGTTCCTAAAATACCTGTAACAAGTACAAATGCAAAAATGCGACCACGACGAGGGGGAAGTTGTGCTGGTGCAGTATAATTCATTGCTGATTGCTTATCTGGAATCAACTCAGGAATTGAAGTAAAATCGCCTGATTGAGTGGCTTCTTGATAAGAATTTTGAAACTGATGATAATCGTTTTCTGGAAAACGCTTTAATGACATTATGTATCTCCTATGTATAGTAGTAACAATCAAAACCGTTGAATCGTTTTATTAAAAGCAACTCATCATTGGATTCTATAGATTTATTTCTTAAATCTCTATAGATAAGTCTCCATAATTTGTTATGGTGTTTGTATTTTCCTTTAGAAATCTGTAAACCATAATAACTGGTAATTTTTGTATTGGAATGCGGTTCTTTTTGTGCCAACGATTCAAAGACATGCGCCATTTCGTGAGAGACAAGAGCATTAAGATGACTTTGCCAATCACCATTAAACGATCCTGTTTCTCTCCACTCATTTGAAATTTTATGAAATTCAGTAAATTCAGAATCTTTTTCTCTAATTTTAGACTCTTCAATATCCTTTAAAGCAAAAAACAGATAAGATTCTAAAAACCCGGTTTTGGCAGAACTTATAGAGTTCCTTTTGGAAAAAGTATAATCGACATGTAAAATGAGCAAAGGTATATGAAATCTGTCCTTTGCCCACTCTATACATTCTATTATTCTTTTTTGCAGTTGAATTATAATTTCTTGATTATGGCACATAAGATAAATCGGGTGGAACCCACTTTAGTTTAGGATTGGTATGAAAGACACACCAATAACGAATCCATTGAGAAGAAAATCTTAAAACATGCTCAGTTTGAACAAGTAACACTTCTTCATCGTCATCGTTTTCAATTTCTCTTAAAACATTGACCACCTCTTCCTCAGAAAAAGTGTTACCTCCAAAATGACTAGCAAGTAAATTGATATGCCTAACTAAGTCATTTAATGAACAATCGCACTTAACATTTAAAATTCCTAAAAGATTTTCTTTATCAAGAATCATTACTATCACCTTAAAAAGTTGAAAACTTTGGAATGAATTGATCTAACTCTGTAAAAGACTCCATTTTGTCCGGGTCATAACTTGAAGGGCCAATCTCTTGTTTAACCGCGTCAATATAACAAGAAAAACTGCCTTCTCTGGTGGTAAAGAAAATATCGTCAACTCCTATATTTTTTAAGGCATCTTGATGTTTAGCCACAATAGCAGTATCCACACCTATCCTTGGACATCTATTATCATTCCAAGCTTTATTAACCAGTGAAATCCAATCAAACTTATACAATCGTCTTTTTTCAGCAAAATCTTTTCCCCTGCCGATTTGCTTGTATCCCAAAATAGTCAAGGTGAGATTATGATAATTACACTCTTCTAAAATTCTTGCGAATTGTAATTCATTTACCACACCTTCAATGATCTGAACTTGAAATTTTTGAGATGGCAAATTATATTTATCAATAGCGAATCCGAGTTCCCTGACCCCATAACTACTTGTGGTGCTATATGCTATTCCACCACAAAAGTCAAGCCATTTTTCACGCTTGTCTGGCTCAAAGATCCAGTCAAGATTGGACACCGTGAAATTTGGAACAACTCCATAATATTGGCACGTTCTAAGAATCCCAGAAAAATTAGGATGAGTAGTCGGATCTCCACCACCCAATGCCACCTCGAATACCTGATGTTCACTCAGACAGCGAATAACAGAATCAATATAAGATACATCAGCATGTTTTCCCCCCTTTGAGGAATTTTGATAACAAAATGAACAAGAATGTTCACAATAATTTGTGATTTTAAGATCAACCAGTTCGGGTGCCGATGCTTTAGTGGGCTTTGGCTGTTCTTCAGAAAATGCCAGTCGTATTTTAGTTCCTTCTTCCCTATCGAAAATAACCCAATATCCATTAACTTCATCTTTTCTTGCAACAAGATTAGAGTTGCTACGGTCATAAATCATCGGAATGATAAAAGGGTGAAACTTACAAGCTAGGGGATGAACTTTAGTTTCGTTATCATTCCCGCCCAAAATGATAACACTTTCTTTTAATAGGAACTTTTGATATTCATCGAAGAACTGACGATTCAATCCTCGGTTATCCCAATTCAATGGAAGAGCAGGAACGCTTTGATGGTCTATTACTCCGATACGAGCATTATCATTTTCGAGATTGCACCAAACGCAAGCCAAATCCTTTGCCATCTCATCACCAATAAGATGTGATAGATGTTGATGAAGGATTCCAGCCAAATATTCCTTTTTATTGGCTTTCTTTGAAAGCGTAAAATGATTCCATCCGTAGTATTCATCCTCAGGCGGGTTATTACGGATTTTGTCATTTGAAATAATAATTGAATGAGTAGAACTGCTATTGGTGGCAAATCCGTATCTCACATTAAAAATCATTTTTTTCTCCTATTTCATTAAGGCAATTTCATTGTTGATGCTAATTACGCAACATTCAACATAATCCCAACTATGATTAAAGGGTGAAGACCAAACCATCTCATCATTGTAAGATAAAGTGAATCGTTGTTTTCCGTCATAAGTTAAGACCATGTCGATGCCCATAATTTTTACTTTAGCATCCCAAAAGCCATGAATATCAGAACAAATATCTTGTGCAGAAACGATCACATCATTTTCACGAATCGTTAAAATAGGTTTCTTATCAACTTGAATAATTATAACCCACTTGCTCGTATTTTTACAAGCATTTGAAATCTCATCAAGATTTCGTTTTGCATACTCTTCATTATCATACAAAGATTTAAAAACAAGTTTGGATTCTGGGCGCTTTATTTTAATCATATCCTTCTTAAAGAAGATGAATTCGCTTTTACCCATCTTCTTATCACTCACAGCATTATATTCACCAGTTTTAACGAGCATCTGATTGTTAAAAACAAAATGATCGCCTAAGGATAAATCACCGAAACGCTTTTGCTCGAGAGTATCTCTATTAAAACAAGTGTCTGTTTCAACAAACTGTTCAAACTTAACCGGTTGAGCATTATTTGAAATTTCTTTTGTGTGATACATACTATTCACCTCAAGCAATTAAAGGTTCAGGATCAAAATCAGGCGGGAATGATGGCGGAAGATTCTTGACATTCATCACTACGAATGCGGGCGGATTAACTACTCTTTGAAAACTAAATCTTTTTGCTTCACGAATAAAAAGAGATTCTTCTTTTCCTGAAGCAATCGTTGACTTTATGATTGGCATCGAACGAACATTGGACTCTGATGCAGGAACAGCAATCAACTTTGATTTTTCTCTTTGCGCCTTTGCGGCTTCAAACGAAATAATATTGCTCATTTTATCGTTATACCCTTGAAAGCAGCCGGAACCGAAGGATGACGGGAAACTATCGAAATTTGATTGATGAGGACGTTGAACGCTTCGCCCATTTCTTGAAGAGAGTTTTTCAATATCTTAATACTATTATTCTGGTCAATAAGAATCGTTTGTATCGTTTTTAAGGCGAGTTCGTGAATTATCAATTTTTCAGATAAATTAGCGATTGCCTCTGTCATAAGCATAAGCTTAGGATCTGTTTGAATTTCAGCAGCAATAGTAGTTAATGTTTCCATAAAATTTGCCTAAAAAAGACATATTGTTAAAGTTCCCAAAGCATTCTTTCGTTAAAAAGCGGGGCAACAAGTATTGAAAAGACAAACGCTTTTGCTCTACCAGATTGAGCTACCTCGGCGGTCACCCTTAAACCGAGAGTGGGATTTGAACCCACAACCCAAAGATCCAATGTAGTCCTTTTCTTCATTTGCCCCTTTAATTATTTATGTTGAAGGTCAGTCCATTCCTTAATTCTTTCCGTTTCTAAAGTTTCCTCGACAATAAACTTATTCACCACATCCCATCCAATATATCTTGATAAGTGAGCAGACGCCAATTTGATCTGTTGATTGATGAATATGGCTTTATCTGGTGGACAGTCATCCACTAAATCTCTAATACCAAATGCTATAACTCTGGCTGATCTAATTAACGATCCTGTCATTTCGGGAAAGTTAAGTTCGCTATTTTGTTTGACAGCATCTACTATACAATAGAAAAGACTATCTGAAGGGCGGAATTTTCTTCGTGAATCGTTGTAGATGTCTATAGATTCTATCATAAATCACCCTTAATAAGACTCCGACAAAAGTGATGAGACAATCTGGCTACCAAGCCTAAAA